ATCAGCGTTTTCAACTGATAGCTTCTGTTTTCGTAAGTTGAAGGAATATCATCTTCGTAGTATCTGTTTAGCTTTTGAGGCCTTGAGCCCTTCTTGTAGTCTTTAAACAAACCTCTTTTCTTATCAGAGCCTCCGCCTTCCCAAATAACAATTACACTCTCTGGTTTACACTTTTCTACAAGATACATCATCGCATTAAAAAAACCAGATACTCCGCCTACATGGTCTCCGTTTTCAGACATTGCAGGATTTGCAATAAAATGTCTTGTAAAAAGATTCAATCCGTCTATTAGCAGGACTCTGTCTTTATGCATCTATGTCTATGTCCAGATCCATATCAAGTTCTTGTGCCAAAGCTTGAACTTCTTCATAAGATTCTGCATCTATTTCTACATCTTCTATAGAGCCTAGCTTTTTAGACATTGCTGCTTCTGTTAAAATATCTACAGCTTCTGACCAGTCTGGACTGGTTACAATTTCTTTAAAGCCAGCTTTGTAGAACTTCTTTTCTGCAATTACTTCTCCTGTTGCTACATTTGTCATAGATATTGCTTTCCAAGCACCGCCGCCGGAGACTGTGTAGTGAATATCGTCTACAATAACATCTTTTTCCTTGCAATGCTTTCTAAGTAAGTCAAAAAGCTCTTCGTGCTCTACAATGCCTTTGCCAAAATGAATTTGAAAGTCAACCTTTCTAAATGGCGGCGCAACTTTGTTTTTAATAGTCTTTGCCCATACTTGGATGCCAATAACGTCATCACCTTCTTTAATTTGTTGGCCAGCACCAAGCCTAATTCTAATTGAAGAGTGAAAAGGAATTGCTTTTCCGCCAGGTGTCGTAGTTGGATCTCCATACATTACACCGATTTTTGTTCTAACTTGATTTAAGATTACAAAAAGACTGTTTGTTTGACCAATAACGCCTGTTATCTTTCTCATTCCCTTGGAAATTGCTCGAGCTTGAAGCCCTATTGACTCTTTGTCATAGTCGCCAAGAAGCTCTGCCTTTGGTGAAGAAGCAGCAACAGAATCCCAAATCACAGTAACTGGAACGTCTTTATCTAATGCCTTTGCTTTGAGGATTGTTTTTTCAGCAATTGACAATACTTCTTCTGTGCAGTGAGTATCAACATAAACAAATCGTGTAGTTACATCACAACCTAGCATCTGAAGATTTTCAACTGATGTGGCATTTTCAGTATCGATATATACTACAATTCCTCCCATTTCTTGGGTAGAACGTGCGATCTGAGTAGCTATGTGAGATTTTCCTATAGAAGGCGGGCCGAATATTTCAACAATTCTGCCTTCCGGGAGACCTCCATTGCTTCTGTTTGCGCAAATCCAGTCTAGCATGCGCGAACCGGTGCTTATCCACCGCTTAACATGTGTAGGGCTTTCATCTTCAGAAAGATTGTAAGCAACTCTTGATCCGTGCTCTTTGTTTAATGATTTGATCAAGTCTTTAGTAAAACTATCTTTTTGCATGATGATCCTTTTTAAATTTTATATTTAATACTATCTTGAGTTTCTTACTATTACAAAAATGGCGGCACAAAGTGCCGCCAAAAATGAACTAGTTTGTTAAAACTAATCCATCAAATCTGCAAAGGCATCATCTAGGCTACCAAAACTGTCACTTTTCTCAGTCTTTGTCGTAGCAGTATCAGAAGTTGTCTTTGTTGGTGTCACAGGATGCTCTGTTCCTTCACTTGCAACTGTTTCTTCATCTCCGTTAATCCATTTTTCAAGAATGCCAGAAATATCGTCATAAGTCTTAAGTGTATAGAGATCTTCGACTTTCGGAATGTTTTCTAGCCATTCAGCTGACTTTTTTGACTCTGTAGAGAGCTTAGTAGTCTTGCCTCTAGGCGTAACATCGGTCATAGCATACTTCTTACCTGGCGGCTTGGTGCAGATAACTTTAATATCACGACCTTCTAGAGGATCAGTGATATCACCATAGTCTTCATCAAGCATAAGCGAAAGAAGCTTTTGATAAACAGTCTTACCAAAACCCCAGATCTTAACTCCTTCGTCTTCTTCACCACGAACAATAACAGCTGCATAGGTTCGCATATTAGGATAAAGATTCTTTGCCATACTGTATGACTCCGGAGAGCCTTCTTCGCGTAGCTTTGTAATCAATTCTTGAACCGGGTCTTTTTGACCGAACTGGAAAGGCGCGACTATTCCGCGAGCTCCTGGGATGTTGTAATACCACTGGACTTCCTTAAAAGGCTGTCCGTCGTTATCTGGGAACGAAATTAATCGTACCGTGTGTTCCTCACCTTCAACTGGTTTCCAAGTTGAGTTTCTGTTTGTGTTTGCGCCGCTAAGGCGCTCTAGTTTACGTTTAATTGCGTCGAAGTCAATTGCCATTTTTATCTCCTTTAAGTGTTAATGTGCAACGTTTAATATGCAATGTTTAATTGCTTAAGCATTATACAAAAGGAGATGTTTGTTTACAACAATATTTTTAATAATTATATTAAAATGAAACTGATTCACCACAACCGCAGGATCGTTTTGCGTTTGGGTTGTTAAATACAATTCCTGAATTGAATAAATCTTCTTTGTAGTCTATTTCCATTCCATTTAAAAACAGGTAAGACTTTTTATCAATACAAACTTTCAAGTCTTCGAACTCAAATACTTTATCATCTTCTGTTGGCTGTTCAATAAAGTCATATTCATACATGAACCCAGAACAACCGCCACCTCTTAAGAGGACTTTTAAGCAAACATCAGGTGTTTGTCTTTTCATTTTTATTTTTATAATTTTTATTCTAGCAGATTCTGTTATCGTTATAGACATTTACTTACCTATTGTGTGTAAAAAGGATTTTCGCCTTCATTGTGGTCAGTTACGTCTTCAACAGTGCCTAAATCTGGAAATTCTTCTCTAAGATGTCTTTCAACTGCGAAAACCATCGACAATTTTGATGATGCACAACCTTGGCAACCGCCGCCCATTGTCAATTTTAGAGCTTTAAGCTCTTTGTCAAAATTGTGAATTGTAATAAAACCACCGTGTGAAGCTAATCCCGGGTTTATGTCTTCATCTATGATCTTCTGAATATCAGTCTCGGTCATTTTTTTCTCTATAATCTCTTATTGCCGCTTTTATCGCATCTTCGGCCAAAACAGAGCAATGTATCTTTACAGGTGGGAGAGAAAGCTCTCGTGCAACATCAGAATTTGATATTTTTTCAGCTGCTTCTATAGATATTCCTTTTATCATTGTTGTGATCAAAGAGCTTGATGCTATAGCAGAGCCACAGCCAAATGTTTTGAATCTAGCATCTTCAATGATGCCATCGTCGTTTATTTTTATTTGAAGCTTCATGACATCCCCGCAAGCAGGCGCGCCGACCATACCTGTGCCGACACTACTGTCATTTCTATCTAAAGATCCCATATTCTGCGGATTTTCAAAATGATCTATTACTTTTTGTGTGTAAGCCATTACTTTCCTCCGAAACTTTTCTTAGAATATTTCTTGAATGCAGCTTGCTGCTTCTTGCTGTATGGCCATGCTGTCCCACCGGAATTTGCGCTTGTGTTTCCTTTCGGTCCTTTTGTAGACATACCTAGCGGGAGTGAAACGCCGCCGGCGCCTCCTGCTCCCGAGAATTCATTCATGTCATCTTCATCTAATTCTGAGTCTATATCTTCATCTAATTCTGAGTCTATATCTTCTATTAGATAAAGAAGCGACTGTTTATCTAGGCTTTCTCTAAACATCCCTTGATCTCCTTGATCTTTGAAAAATAGTTTTCTAAAAAATTCAGAACCGGTGTATGTTGTTTCTCCATCTGATGTTTCTCCATCTGGCGAGTATTCTCCCGGAACACCTTCGGGTTTTTCAGTGGATGCTTCTCCATATTCTCTAGAGTGTGCGTCGACAAAATTCTGATCTTGCAAATTTCTAATTTTTTGTATTAATATATTTTGTATTTTTGCGCCGGTAAACAATGCTCTGAAGACTCTTGCAATTTGAGTATTAGCAGCAAAGTGTTTTGTCAATCCTGAAAAAGGTCCTTCGCCTACTCTCAGCATAAAAATAATAAACTT